GCCGACGCGCGCAGCTATAATCGCCGCCTCTTCATACCCTCCGAGGTGATGCATCCGGATCATGCTGGCATGCATCCAGGGGATTCCCCTTACCTGCTCCGGGTCATCTGTCACAAAAAGATGAAGGATCTCTTCCGCCGGAATCCGCGTAGTTTTTCGCGCGGTAATGTCCTTGCCGGGATATTGAGTAACGATGTGATATGCAACCGGCCTGTTATCTCCATTCACCTCAACACCCATCGTGATTGCGTTTTGAGTTCCAGAAGCATCCCGGTTGAGCATCGTATCCAGGCGCTCTATGTCGATAAACTGAAGGGCATAACCATATTTGTTACCTGCATCGGAACGTATCCTGACTATGGCCTCACCGTCTCGCGCAACTCCACGCATAACTGCACGCTCAAAATCAGGCAGCGACATCCTGCCAGACACATCACAGTTCTTTGGCTTCGACCAATCATCCCATCCAGCCTCTATCGCCGCATTCGCCAGCCCATCCTGCTGTCCGTTTTGCATTAATGACCGGCACTGAAGAACAAACCCGTTTGTTCCGACCACGTTGGCGCACACCAGACCGAGATATTTCCTCGCCATCGGCTCGTTCTTTGCCATATGTCTGGCGCGACGCCGCAAAGCATCCAAATCTCCACGCAATTCCGTATTGATGCTGCGCTCAGCCTGGAGGAATGAGTGTGTCAGGCGGTTATATTTCGCTGCTTCAAAGCGTCTTTTGGCCTTCTTGCCTTTGAAATCAAAAAGGCGGCTGAATATACTCATCGGCTGAACCTAACATTCAGATGAGTTTTAGGTTTTTTTCCATTTTTTCTAAGTTCCGCATCTTCTTCCTCCTTTACCAATCTTTTTGTATCTGCGTAGAGTTCCAGGAAGTCGCTAACAGACCTAAAACGCATGGTCCGACCTGCAATGGAATACTCCTGAGTCCACGCATTGGCTCCATATGTCAACCTGGCGGCATCCAGCAGATCGAGTGTCTTTTTGGCTGTGCTGCGGGAGTCGAAACCGGGCGCGACGATTGCCGCAAGATCCTGCAGGATGGTCAGCCGCCCCGTTTCGACGGTGTACCGATCCGAGCCGCTGGTTACCCAGCTTGCCCAGGTATAGTCGCCGGCAATGTAGAGAGCGGAAACGGCAGCAGCGATGGAAATGAGGTGATCCGAGCCTGAAGCGGTAGCGGTAATGTCAAATTTGTGGCTTTGATTGATGAACCGGTAATGCAGAGTCCAGCCGTCAGACGCGGGGAAATCGGACAGGGATTTTGTCCATGCGACAGTATCACCAGCGCGAAACCGCGTAGGCTCTGAGGTAGGGATTTCGACGGTCATGAGGCAAATGATGCATGACTGTCAATGACACAAGACAGGGAGTCGGCGTCACTATTTCCTGCGATATTTTTCCAGAATCCTGTACACAGTTCTTTTATCGAGGTTGAATTCCTTGCACAAAACTCTGGTGCAAACCCCTGAATCCCATCTCTGAAGCAGCTTTTTATCCCTTATTTCCAGCCTTAAGGATCGCCCATTGCTGATATTTACGCTTTCTCCGCCCCAATCATTCTTGATTTCAAGCTCTAGCGCCTGAATGTCCTGGTGCGTAAAGAATAATGGGCCTACGAACTCCTGCACTCGGGCCAAGATATCTTTAACGATGTCGCTTTCGTCGCTGTTAATCACCATCTTTTGACAAATCCTCTTCGACGTGGACGCGCTTTCACTCGCTTATTTTCTGCCGGCGGATAATCTGGGAAAACTTCAGGAACGGGCTCGGGCTTTACTTCCTCGGCCTGAGCCGGGATCAGCTTTTCACGCAGAGACTTCCAGTGCCCCGGTTTGTACTTGTGCAGGCCGAGATAATGAGCCGCAGCGAGGTTATAAACCATCAAGTCCAACGCCTCGTTCCGGTCCTGCTGTTTTTTCTCCCACCAACTCGTTTTCATGCCGCGCTTATAGCCGGTGGTGCGGTATTCGGACGTTAGTTGCTTGTAATAATCCTCAGGCAGATCGGTCGAGAAATGCACCGCTCCATGGCCGGACGCTTTCTTCCAGCGGGCAGCGAGATAGTCTTTCGCCGTATCGGTTCCCACGTGCCAGAGCTGCGCGCCCTTCTTTACCGTTTCCCCTTTCCGTGTCATGTCCACAAGTGACGGCTTGGCGGGAAGGATTGGTCTGTTCGGCTTTGACGCTCCCTTGATGGCGTAAATGTGACGGCGCCGGCGGGAATAGGTGAAGTTATAGACCTCCTGAGTGGCGTGCCCACCTGAGTCCACAAACGCGGCCGCAATGCCCATCTCGTTGCCGCTCTCGTGCTTGTATTTTGTCGAAAGAAGAGCGTCAGCACGTTCCCATGTGGCCTCTTCCGCGGGAGATTGCAGGATGATTTGATAGTCGACTATCCAGCACTCCAGTCCTTCCCCCCAGGCCACAACCTTGAGTTCCAGGCGATCGCTCTGAGTGTCTATCGATGCAGATAGCTTGAGGCCCCCTGCAGGGACTGTGCCCAGCCGGTAATCCTCCGCTCTGGCCATGAGCTCGTCGTACTTGGTCTGCTCCTTCTGCCGCTCCCAGCAGCGCGCAAGGCGCGTGTTATAGAAGGTGATCATGGCTGATTCGTCGCCCTGTTCCAGCGCAACCTTTGCCGCCGAATGCTCTTTAATCAGCCCTTTCCATGGGAACCAGCCATAGGGCAGGAACATGGCGGAAATGGTGAATGATTCTGTCTCGCCATCCCCGGGGCCGCCATCTGTCCACGCTCCCTTGGCGAACATGCGCGTTTTATCCGGCTCGTACATCACTCCACCGCATTCCGCACAGGGATAGATCGCGTTTTGCCCATCCTCTGACATGCGCAACCTTTCGAATTCGAGGGTTTGCATGTGGCCGCAATGGACACACTCTGCCAGGGCCTCGCGCCGCGTTCCTTGCTGGTAGAGGTCATCGATCTTCGATTCACCCTCGATTGTCGGGGATGAGGAACAGTACAATTTCCGGTTCCGGTCAAAGGTGGTCTGCCGCGCTTCCGCCAGCTTTATCGGATCACCCTCCCCGTTCACATTCGCTTCAGTCCGGTCTACCTCGTCGATATAGACGCGCCTTGCAGGGACTTCGGAAAGGTTCGCGGCTGCGCCTGCGGTTGCAATAAACAGCGTGCCACCGATATATTCCTTGGTATCCATGTTATTCATGGCATCACGGCTATGCGGCGGAGCGACACGCTCTTTCAGGACAGGAACCGCAGCGAAGGTCTTATCGATCCGCCCTGCGCTGCGCTTATGCAGTTTGCCGGTAGGGACAAGCCAGAGGAAATTGGAAGGCGATTGATGAATGGTTGAGCCGAGCCAGTTGAGGGCAATCTGAGTCTTCATCATCTGGGATGCACACTTCGCCACCACCCGCTTGCAGGGATGAACATCAGACAGGCAGGCCATAATCTCCCGCGCATGAGGCGTCCTAGCGGTACGGTATGGTCCATACTCATTCGATCCGGAGGATTTCGGAATTACCATGAACCGGTCAGACCATTCGTCGACCGTGACATCCAGATCCGGCTCCAGTGCCCGGGCAGCGGCAAGGTGGACTGTGGCGAATCCGTCCATTACCCGAACTTCTCCGCGAATCCTTTGGCCATCGAGTCGAGCAGCGCCCTATGCTCGCGGTCTATAACCTTTTCGCAGGCGAGTGCATCTGACAAAGCGGCAACTTCAGGAGCTATCCGGCGCCCGACATTGACCAACCCGTCTCGCATCTGCCGCATGATTGCCGAAACCCCGCGCTCGACGTCTTCACGCTTGACCAGGGTGCCGATAAATTCCTCATGTTCCGCTTTTGCTTGCAGCGCCAGGCTCTTTTCCTTGACTGCGCGAGCGCGCCAGTACAGTTTGTCCGCATCCGCGATTTCGAGATCAATTGACTGACCCTCCTCGGTTCCTGATTCCGGTTGATGTTCCGCTTCCGCCTGTTCCGTATTCCGCTTGGTTCCGGGGTTGCCATCTACACGGAATTCTTTCGACTGCGTGACCTCCATGCGGCCGGAACGCCACTGCCTAGCGGCCTCCAGGCTGTGCGTCGGCATCCCTTTTGCCGCCAATTTCCTCACTTGCCTGTCGCTGATATTCAGCAATCGGG